GAAGAAATCTCACGATGACCCCCAGCCTGGCGGCTGGTATATATGGCGCATCGCGAGAATGAGAATGCGCGGGCAAATGGGGGGAGTCGGGCGGAGGGGTTCAATCTATCGAAGCGAAGCCAGGTACTCTACGATGCGTGCTTGGCGAGCCTGTGCATCCCCGACGCAAAGAGGATCGGGGTCGTAATGGAGGCAGTTGCAACCGTAACAGAAGCAAGCGCCACCTGGAACCACAGAAGGGCCTCCAACCGCCCCGGGAAGCGGCATTACCCGCGGCACCCGCGGCACGACGACCTTGCAGTCGGGGTTGATCACGGGAGCGCCGTATTGGTACGTGTGGTTGCAGTAGTCGCACTCGGGGTGTGAGCGGTGGCGGATAGGACCCTTGCGCCCAGGAATGCAGACGGGATTGAACCTTAATGGCTCGAGAAACGGCAGGCGCCGCGATGATAACGGACCACCACAACTCAGGCGGGCACGCATCGTGCGGACCATTGCAAAGTCGGGAAAAGGAACAGAAATCGAGCGTAAAATGCCTCCGAAATCGAGCCACTCCAAAGGGGCTTTGTCTCGTCCCGAGCCCAAGGCGCGATACCCACCCAAGCCCAGTGTGGACGACGTGCTGTCCACGGCCAAACAGGCGCTAGGATTGATGCCCTTTGAGACCATCAAGCTGTCCACACCCGAAAGCCATCGCGTGTATGAGCTCAACGAGCTCCCCCAAGGCCCGGGTGCAGACGAGAATGCCCTTTCGGGGATCATGCCGTGGGAGCTGGGCGAGGAGGCCGTCAAGGAGATACGTGATGCCATGAACGCAACGGGCGCGGCAAATGACGAGGAAGCGCTCGCCACCGCCCTAAAGGTCTTTTCATCCGAAGACAGCGCAGATGGAAGCGGAGGCAAGAGCGTCGAGCAGCGAGGACCCGGGTGGTACAAGATGCGGCGCTATAAGCTCTCGGCCAGCCAGGTGGCCAGTGTGGTACGCAAGAGCCCCTTCACCAGTCGACGGAAAATGCTGTATGCCAAGGTCTACCCCAAGAGCCATGCCTACACGGGCAACACCTACACGGCATGGGGCACGCTGCACGAGCCGCATGCCGAGGAGGCCTTCCGGGAGTCGTTCCTGACGCCCACCACGGGCATGCACACCATCTCGCACTGTGGCTTTGTGTGCGGCAAGTCTAAGCTGTGGTTCGGGGGTTTCTCGCCGGACGGCATCCTTGAGCGGCGCAGCGCGGACCAGAAAGCGCTTGATGCCATTGCGGAGGAGACCGAGCCCGAGACCGAAGACTCAGTCAAGGAACAAGAAGCTAGGCGCCAGGCGTGCTATACCACGGTGCAGGAACTCGTGGAGTATAAGTGCTCGGCGCATCACCGCGATTCGGATCGCCATCCCTACGCCAAATACTGGAAAAACCTACCCGAGCATTATCTCATCCAGCTTCAGTATTCGATGCACCTCGCGCGACAGCGGCCCGAGTATCGCAACATGGAGAGGGCATGGTTCGTGTGCTGGCAGCCGCGGGCGGTCCACGTCACGCATGTTCCCTACATGCCAGCATATGCTGCCTGTCTAGCCGACCAGGCCGAGCGCTTCTATCACAAGAAGTTTGTACCTGCGTGCCTGCGGGCCCTTGGTAAGCCGTGTGCTCAGGCGGATCTGAACGACCTGGCCGAGGAAGAGGAGCGCGGGAAAAAGAGGGCGAGGGATAACGAGTAACAAAACGAAGCGTGTTTACCTCCGCATTGAACACGGGTTCCCTACAGTTTGCATTATCCAGGACCGCCATGGCCAGCGCCCCCTCCTTCAGTGTCAGCGCCCTCGACATTCGGCGCATGGGAAGCCATGCACAGCAAGAAGCGTGTGAGAACCGGGAAAAGGAGATTGCTAAGCAACGCCAGTTTTGGATGCATATCTTGCCAACAGCGCTCACACCCGCCGTGTTCGAACGCCTGTACAGCAACCCGTCCAATGGGATGTACTCGACCAGCATCGACATACACCAGGGGGCGGAAACCTCGACGGAAACGGTGCCCGGAACAAGCCGCAGCGTGGGGCTTATCTGGACACCCCTGCGCCTTGTTCAGACAGACTTTACCGTGTCACCACCGCGCGACACCAACACCCCCGTATATAACGACGGGGCTCTGGTCACTGACTACTTTCGACTCCTATTCGCCGGAACACTGCGCAGCGATGTGGTTGAAACGCTGCACCCCGTTGTGCGAGACGAGGCGGTGCGCCATTTTGAGAGTGCTGGGCTGCAGCTATGCTTTACTCAAACCGAGGGCCCCTATCCGGTAACCATCGTGAGCTTTTTGGTGTTAGAAGGGAGGCGCACAGCCGAGGAGTGGGGACGTTACTGGAGCAAGTAAATGCAGCAGGTAGCGGTAGAAGAACAGATTGCGGGGTCATTACAGCCCTCAAAATCAAAAATGTCCACGTGGAGCGCATCAAGTGTCGTGACGTCTGTAGATGGCAGCATTACGTGTACACCCCTGCAGGGTGGCGGGACGAGCCTCTCGCAGTACGTGCAGCAGGGTGTGACACCGCAGCTCACATATGTGCGCCTGCCCATCATTGCCGCGCCGGCATACCCCGTGGCCGTTGTGCCCACGCCCTTTAACGGTACCGTGCTCAATAAGGTCCCTGCTCGTGTGATTGTCGATCCAAACATTTACCGGTGTAGCACTACGGTCAATAACCCCCAGTGGAGCATTGTTCCCGCACCAGGAACGATCACGCAAGGTTCACAACTGGTTGGCGAGACGTTTTACAACGCGCTCGAGTCAGGGGGCACGCTCGCGGCGCCAGTCTACCAGCCAGTGCTGTATCCGTTTGTGGTGGGCGGTATTTACTCGGTCACGGTCCCCTTTCAGGTTATCGTCACAGCTTCTGCAAACTTGCAGGTTGCGTTGGTTTTTACCATTGGCAGCACAAATGGCAACCTGTCCATCAACCAGATCGGAGCCTTTAAGACAATGGAGGCTGTAACTGGTTACAACCAGATAGGCGATAGCATTACGTTCGTTTTTGCTGCCACCGGAGGTCCGGCAGCGGCGGTTGCCGGGTCTACTGTGCTTGGTGCGCTATACATGACGGCCAGCACCATTGTGGCTGGAGTGAATTTTACGATGTCGGGTGGCTGCGCGCTGGGCATGGATCCTGGAGAGGACATCCTTATCCAGCGCATTGCGTAACTCATATCCAGTCGAACAGGCACGTGTTACGCGTGCAGACCGTGCGCTTGGAACGACGAGGAAAGCGGGAGGTGGAAAGTCCGCAGTTGAAGCAGGCGTTGGGTGTATATCGCGTGTTGAACAGCTCAGTGAATAACATGCAATTGAAGCAGCATCTAGACCCATCATTGCGTACCGCCACATAGGCCCCACAGGCCTCAAAGTTGTCACACTTGACAGGACGACGCAGCTGCTCCATTAAAAAAATGGACCTGCGTAAGTTGATGGAGTACCCGCTGTCGGACGACGACGTGCGCACCTGTCTTAACAACCCGGGTTTGAAGATTATTACCTACCCGAAGCTGCGCGGTGAAAACGTGGAAACGCTCTTTGGACCAGGAGGCTACACGGTGCTGCTCTTCTTGACGCGCAGCGCGTCCCGCGGACACTGGCTGTGTGTCCTTCTGCACCCAACGGAGGGCAAGAAAATAGAGGTCTTCGATTCGTTTGGGACACCCGTGGACGGCGATCGCGCGTGGCTAACCGAGGATCGGCTCACGTCACTCCACGAGGCGGCCCCATTACTCGGCGATTTGCTTGACGGGGCAACCAAGAGCGGATATTCGGTCGAACACAACACCCACAAGCTACAGCACGACGACTCCAACACATGCGGGCGCCACGTGGCCTGTCGCCTCATGCACCGCGACAAGTCGCTGGCCAACTACGTATCCTACCTGCGCTCGCTCGGCCCCGACTTTGATAAGACTGTGACGCAGCTCACCTACGACGTCCTTCACAAGTAAATCCTAGAAGATGGCCGGCTTTCAGCGCCTTTCGGATGGTATCAACGCCAGTCTAGGGTTTAGTGATAACGGGGCAAAGCGGGACCGAAACGGCAGGATCGTTGGAAACCTGTACTACAACGCAAATATCGTGGCCGTGCCGCCTTATAACTCGAACCTCCCCAAGTCAAGCTTTCCGGCTGCATTCTCAGACACGCGTAACGGTGACCTGTTTAAGAACACCCAGAATTTTCACGTGTCGCTTGTTCGCTGCGGTCTCACCACCAAGGACCTGCCGGCCTTTATCCCCAGCGTGGCGCCAAATCCGGATGACCCTACTGACATCAACTACCTGGATTACCGAGTGGGGGTGCAGATGACCACCAGCGGGTCTGTCATGCGCGCCTCGCCCGAGCTTGGCGGATTGGGAAGCGGGGAGTCCGGGGTCATTCTCTCGTGCTCGGACTTCCTTTCCCAGTCATTTTCCCAGCCCATCACGAGTTACTTCCCTACCCAAGGAACGACCACGTCTCTGGCCCCCTTTCAGGTCAGCTGGGCGCTGGACACCACCAAGTTCACTGGCAACATCCAGCAAAAGCAGTACCAGGCAAATGACAACTGCTGGATCAACCAGCTCAATGCGGCTACGACTGTCAATGGCAGCAACTACCTCGCCTTTTCTGTGACCGACACCCCGCCCTATGCCACCACAGGGACGTTCCAGGGCGGGTCGGGGCAGTACCTTGTCATCACCAGCACATATCCCGGTCTTGTAAAGATCGACTTTTCCGTCCATGGCAGTTATAACCCGAGCGGACTGGCTCGTGTGCTTGGCATCCCGGTCGGTACCATCATCGAGCTCATGGCCGTATCGGGCAGTGAAAACAACCCGTCCTATACGGCGCCATTGGGCGTCCTTACAGGCCCGGGCAGCTATGGCTTCACGCTTTCAACCTACCGCAATCTCAAGTGGGTGCCTGAGGACCTCTCTGTGGACCAACCCGACCCTCCATCGGCCACTGGGGCTCCAGCCAGCGCTCCTTATTACTACAGCTACAACATCTCCAGCTTTCTTGACAACGTGGTCAATCCCGGGCTTGAACTTGTCGTGCGCGGCCCCGTCATTACGACTGGGTATCGCGCTACCGATCTGCGCTACCAGTCGCTCGAGACACAAAAGACGGTGTATCTGAAAACGCTCGTCAGTGGACCGTCGGGCTTTAGTAATACGGCCACAGTGCCCTATACACAGGGACAGATGGTGTACTACCCCACACCAACCAGCAGCGTGGTAGGGAAGGCATGGGTTGCTCAGTATAACGTGCCCAACACGTCACCGGCAGTCTACCCGGGAACGTCGCCCACCCTTACAAGCACGGTGCTCGTAAACTACAGCGTCAGCAACAACGTGCTCACGCTAACCCCAAATTCCACCACGGGGTATCTAGTTGGGTTTCCATTGACCATTGCCAATGCAGTTGCTCCCTCAGCAGCTTTTACCGGCTTTTCGATCGGCTCTGTTCCGTCAACCCCCGGAGCAACGCAATACATCACGTTCTATTTCTCCGTGCCGGTCTTTTCGGTTAACAGCGCCGTGGCCATTTCCGGTATTGCCCCGTATACCTACCCGGGGTCAACCGTCCAAACAAACTTAAACCAGACGTATGTGGTCACGTCCATTAATGCCGGCATTTCGATCGTCGTGGCGTACACGCCCCCCGCGACATCACAGGGAACGGTGCCACTAAATGGATATTTCCCCACTACATACCCTACAAGCACGGGAACCATGACGCTTACCGGGTCCGTCACAACCACAAGCACATACACCGTTCTCACCCCCCTCACGTCTCTAAACAACACGTACACGATTTTGAGCAACAATGGTACGAGTTTGACGTGCGCCATCGCGGGGTTTCCGAATCTTGTCACGTCGTCTGGAGTGGGAGTTGTTCTAGGCGTGGCGTCTATCTGGGCCCCACTAGCTTCGAGTGCTGTCGCGATTCCTCCAGACCCCACCACCACCACGACATGGGTCTCGACAGTTTCGTATGCAATGGGCGCCGGCGCACAGGAACCCTCGACGGGTCTGGTCTACGTGGCGCTTACGAACATCCCAGCAAACGAGGCCACGCCTGCGCTCAACCCAAGCTGGGCACGGGTTGGACAGAGCGTGCAGAACTCATGGGTATCACAGGTCTACCCGGCCAACAGCTTTGTTACCTACCAGGGCCTAGCCTATTTCTGTGTTGCTTCAACCACCACGGGGTCGCCGCCCACAAACTCCGGGTCGTGGACGCTTTCAAACGACGCGCAGGTGTATCCAACCATCTTTACGCAGATTCAGGTGGACGGGACGATCGCTTCAGACCCGCCGCGCTTCGTTTATAACTCAACGAATCTGTTCGATCTGGTGATGGATACCTACTCGCTTAACGGCGCTGAAGATTCGCTGGGTCTTTCCGGCGGCGCGCCGATCCTCACAAAGGGCAAGAACATGAACCCGGTTTTTGAGAGCATGAACTTGGTCAGCGACGTGGCTGTGTCGAACCTTTTCGCAAGCTTCAAGCAAACAAGGCGCTCAACCACGACTACGAATCCCGTCCTGCAGAACGTGCCCGTCTTGTGGGGCGGAACGACGTCAATTGACCCCGCGCAGACGTCCCCATCAACCCTGGCCACGCTGGGCTATACATCGTCCAGCAGCACACAGCCGCCGCACATGCCCTCCTATGCGGACCGTCTTGCGCGCCTCGGCATCGTGCAGCCGTACCCGAACAATTACGGCGATGGCCCGCAGTTCCCAAATGCGCTCTCGTTTCCGAGCCGCTTCCTGTATGCGCTCCACCAGCAGTACGAATCCACCTCGACCATCTGGTGTCCGGTTGACGCGATCGTTATCACGTCGAACAACATTCCGATGAAGAAGGAGCTCGTGGGAAATCCGACCTATGTCCCAAGCACCTCGCCGTCCAGTGTTGGCCTCGTGTCCACGGCAGGCACCGCGCAAATTCTCACGGACTTTTCCGTGTCGATGCAGAACAACAGCGATTACCGCAGCTTTACGCTATACATCCCGACGGGTGAGTATCGCCGCATTTCCATGGCATCCAGTGGTGCGTTTCCCATCATCTCGTTCATGATGTGGTGGCGTAACCGCCTCACACAGACCCTAGTGCCCGTCACCCTGAGCCCGGGCGGAAGCTGCAACCTCAAGTTCCTGTTTGAACCCATTGATTGAATTTACACCTACCCGTAAAGTCACGAAAATACGGCCGTTTGCCCCCCAGCCAGGAACCAGGCCGCGGTTCACTCTGGAAGTGTGTGCACAGCTGTAGGTCGGCGAGAATGACGTCGTCTTACATCGAGAAGGTCGGCGTGTGGGACCCGCGCCTGGTCCAGGAGGAGCCTACCTTTCTCGTGCAGAAGGGCGCGCTTTCCAACACGGTGATGCCCTTTCAGGCAATCAGCGCGAACTCGTCTCAGCACACGTACCAGCTGCAGGTGCCGAACCTTGGTGTTTTTACGGCCCGTGATATCCGCTGGCGCAGCGGCGTTTACCTGCAGTATCAGGCCTTTTATGCGGGCATCCCGGACAGCCTCGCAACGGGGGGCGGGACGACCATCCCGTCCGTCCCGCCTCCGCCCATTACCAATAGTTACAGCACGGGGCTGGGTGGAAACGCGACGGTTGCGCCGACCCTTAACACGATGGCTATGCCGGGCAAGGACTTTGTTCTGTCCATGTTCCCGCTCCAGTCACTCTGCACCAACATGCAGATCTCAATCAATGACGCGAACGTCACGACGAACGGCGACACGCTCAAGGAGGTGCTCCTGCTGTCCAACGTCCCGAGCGTCCGCAAGCTGCGCACGACCCCCACGCGCTTTGACGTGTATGCCAACTGCCGCGCCGATGCCGGCGACGGCACGCAGAATTACCCGGGCGCCCATAACGGCAACTTCTCAACCTTCCTGGACGCGTCCGAGGCGCAGGTCTCCAACGGCTCGTGGCCCGTCGTGTTCTATGCGCCCGCGGCCACCACGGGCGACGTCTACCCGATCGCCCCGGCCAACGTCACGAACGCGAACCTGACGTATGGCTCACAGCTGGTGGGCAGCGGCACGTATACCGATCCGGGCAACGGCCAGATGGTGCGCTACATCAACGGCGTCCCGTGCTGGGGCCTCTACACCACGGACAATAACGGCGTCGCCCAGACCATCACCGGCACGACTGGCTTTACGGTGTGGCTGTCCTTCGTTGTCACGGAGCCGATCGCGGTCAGCCCGTTCCTGTGGCGCGAGACCTCGGAGATGTCGAGCGTCGGCCTGTTCGGATGCACGAACATGCAGTTCACCATGAACCTGCAGTCGCCCTCGACCGCGGCCGTAAGCGCCGCCAATTTCAACACGGCCGGCGCGGCGGTTGCATACCCGGGCGTGCCCTACTGGAAGGACAGCCAGGTCGCCTTTCCGGGCGGCGCCAATATCATCAAGGCGAGCGGCGTGAACACGGTCATTAGCAACGTCAAGATCGCCGGCCCGTCGTCCGCCACGTCCGGCTTCGCGAACCCGACGATCTACGCGCAGTTCCTGACGCCGGCGCCGGGCATCAGCGTGCCGCTCATTTCTTCGGTGCCCTACACGGACTTCCCGCGCTACTTTTCAAACATCACCCAGCCGCTCTACACGAGCAGCAAT